ACAGACGGTTTGTCCTGGGCCTATTCAGGTAAGATTTTATCTTACTTGATCCAGGATCTACCCTTAGAAGATCAATACCGTGCACTGCAGGTACTTGGTCCTCATCGTCTTTCATACCCAGATCATACGGGTAAGAAGATCGAGTTTAAGGGTCTCCAGAAGAATGGACAGCTTATGGGAAGCATCCTTTCTTTCCCGATTCTCTGTCTAGCCAACCTTGGGGTGTACCTGTTTGTAACAAGTATACTTCAAGCTGGTTGGACTGATGAGGAACGGCTAAGCTCCGTGTTAGTCAATGGTGACGATATGGTTTATGCTGCTCCTCGTGATCTATGGGATATACATACTCTCGTAGCATCGAGAGTAGGTCTGGAGATGTCTGTCGGAAAGGCATATTTACATAAGTCTTATCTTAATGTTAATAGCACTAGTATTATTCTAGATCTTTCCAAAGAGAAGAGGAACCAACCTAGGCAGGTGGATTTCCTCAATACAGGTCTCTTTTTCGGTGTGAGAAAAGTTCAAGCACGCCAAGGTGTCGGAGAGGTTGATGAAGATTATAGTAATCTCATTAGTAACTATGCGACTGCGCATCTCAGCGCTGATCCGATTAAAGGTTATGTATCGAATATCGATACCCTCATGAAAGGCTGTCTACCCGGTAGACAGAGGGATCTTCTTTGTGAGTTCCTCATTCACAATAAGACTGACATTGCTAAGGAGTGTCTCGTTTGCGTCAAAAGACGGAACGGATCATTCCATGTCATCACTCGGAATCTATTCCTCCCAGTTTCTTCGGGAGGGATGGGGGTTACACCACCAGCGGGTTGGCGTTTTAAAATATCGAAACGCGACCGTGAACTGGCCTATGTGGTGCAATGTACTTATGATCTACCCCAGAGTGAATCGCCTATCTGTTCTTTTGAGAAAGGTGATGTCGTTCCGGCCTTTGTGGCGGAACAGGATCCTTCTTATCTAGCTCCTTGGGTTAAGATAGTGACGAAAGATCTCGTGGTCGAACGGAATGTTAAGTTCGCCATTCGAATGCTCCATCCTAGGAAAATTCGTTTAAATAAGAGCTTTGTTGTCCCAAACAGAGCCTGCTGCGTCATCTAATTGATGACGGACAAGAACTGGTTCTTATCGTACTTGTTTCGTGTACCTGCGACCTGAGTAAGTCGATAAACTACTCCTGTTAGGCTTTGTAGCCGACCAGATTGGGTTCTCAAGTGTAAACTACCTAAAACGGTGGACATTCTCTACGTCCTTAATATTTCCGTACCAATCACTCCTTTGATGTGGGTTATTTAATTAGAATATGAACGGTGACAATTGTTGTCAATACCGCGACCGTATTCCTAATAGATTTGTACCTATCCGAGGGTGTCAGCGTCGAGAGACTGCACAGGTAGACCGTAGTTAGGTTCGCTAGGGGGGATTAGTTGTTATTTGTAATCGTGTTTAAGTTACATGAACGAATCCGATGATCTTCCCTTAGCTCGAGTTTAATTATAGGTTCTTGAGGATGTACAGTCCCATAAGGCAGTGGGATCCAATACATGCCTGGTACACCTAACAAGTCCAAGGGGACTCAAACCCTTAAATCTGCTAATCGGCAGGTTGGAAAGCCCAACTCGACTAAGCAGAGACCTGCTCCTAATAAGAAGCAAGAGAGCTCACTTTCAGTTAAAGCTCCCGTAGCGTCCGCACGAGTGCGAACGATGAGAACACCCTTAGTGCTCTCTGGAAAGAATGGGGATGTTGTTATTCGACATCGTGAGTATATCACAGATATACTTGGTTCTGTCGCTTTTGCGTCGAACTCTTTTAGTGTTAACCCGGGTCTTCCGGGCACATTCCCATGGTTATCTAGGATAGCCCAGAATTATGAGAGTTATCTCTTCAGACGGTTGTGTTTCGATTTTGAAACGGAAGCTCCTACGTCTGCGACGGGAACAGTCTTATTGGCATTAGATTATGATGCTTCTGATCCTGCTCCTGAGAATAAGACTCAGGCTATGTCTTACCGCTCTGCGGTAAGATCTCCGCCCTGGTCCGATAGTTCTCTTCTTTCCCTTAAAGAAGACTTGTCTAAGCGACAGTCTTTCTTCGTTCGTTCTGGTGGCCTTTCGGCTAATCAGGACATTAAGCTCTATGATGTTGGTAATCTGTTTGTTTGTCTTCAAGGTGAAGCGAACGCCAACACTGTAGGTGAGCTCTATGTTGAGTATGAGATACAGTTGATAACCCCTCAGATGGGTCCTCCATCTATAGGATCCGCAGTTTCTGGGGTCTTTAGTGGGGTAACGAACGCTGCGCCTTTCGCGACGTCCGTCGGGAATCTTCCCGCGACAGTAGTCTCTACAGGTACGACAACTTCTGTGTCGACCTGGACTTTTACTCAACCGTGGCAGGGTACCTGTTCCATTGGTATCACGGGGACCGGCTTGGCCGGCACCGCTGGAACTGGAACAGCTACTAGTATCGAGTATAGTGATACCGGTACTACGACCTCCGAGACTGTGATTTATACGCTAAACGCAGCTATTGGTCAAACTTTTATAGTAACCATCGGAGATACTACCATATCTGCCATCTCTGCTTTCTTTATGCAGGGCGATATCTAACGATAAGATATGGCCATAAGCACGCTCTTACGATCTGTAAGATAAGAAATCTCTATAACGGATTACATTCTCTTTAGATGTCTTTTGAGAATCCGTCGTGCAGAGTGATGTTTACCCTTTGAAAAGGGTCTTCACCTTTCCCGAAAAAGGTTAGCAAAGACGGCTAACCATGTGGGATCGTACGTGAAATTACAACCGGCTAACCGGTATAATCTCCTTCG